TTGATTTAGAAGAAAGACAAATATTATGGGAAAGATCAAAGCGTTATTCCTGGGTTGCACTCGGTAAAATGTGGGGTTGTCATCGAGTGACTATAAAAAAGAAATATCTCAACGCATTATTTAATCTTGAAAGTAAGCTGCCTAAATCAGTTATAGACAAGATTGATCTAATTTAGTAATTGAAAAGGTACAGTTGGATATTAATTTATCCGTAAATTATGGCTGGTCATCCACTTAAAAAAATACAATGCGAAAGTATCGCTAGAACCTCTGGTGTACAATGCAGAGCAAAAGGTTATTTAAAAAAGTCGGGTCATTATCGGTGTCGCTTCCATGGTGGAGCATCAACGGGAGCCATAACTTTAGAAGGCAAACTAATTGCTTTCAAAAATTTAGTTCAATTTAAAAATTATACAAGAGAACAGCTATTACAATGGATACAAAACAAACAGACGAAATCATCAAGCGTTTAGAGCTTGGTGAGCCTTTATCAAAGATCACAAGAGATAAGAAGTTACCCGATGCTTCAACTGTTTATAAACATTCAAGAGATAATAAAGAGCTGCACGATAAGATCATGCAAGCTAGGCAAACTGGCGTTTGGACTTTACTTGATAAAATTGCGGAAGATATGGAAATACCAAAGACACCACAAGAGACACATTTTTTAAGAGAGAAATATAGTCATATAAGATGGCTTGCGTCTAAACTTGCTGCTAAAACATTTGGCGACAAGCTACAACAAGACATTAAGCAAGACACAACAATAACTGTTAGTTGGGGTAATCCGAATGATATGGTTGATGCTAAAAAGATTGTGGAAGAAATACAAACGACAGCTGTTCCGAGCTTACCAAATAGTTAAATAACCAATCTGGTAATACTTGTTGACACATTGGTAATGCTTTGATATTCGTTAGTTGAATGAGAAATAAAACTAACTTAACAAAGGAGCAAACAATGTCAGATGCTTATGACTTCGATCGATTTTTAATTAAATCAAATGGTAGCGTTACAAAAGATAACGAAGATAATAAAGATACTAAAAATCACGTTTACGCTGAGAACCTAAAAGACGCTAGAGCAAAGGCTGTTAAAAAAGGTTTATCTGTTTGGGTAAGATCTGCGAAAGGTGGTAGATAATGGCACAAAAAATGTTTTTAGATGCTCAGTACAAGCAGCTAGTTAAAAACTTCAAAGATCAAGACGGCACAAAAGAATTTAAAGCAGTTGTAAAATTGTTTAATCCTGGTGGCGTTGGTACTTGGTATCTATCAGAGTTAAACCCAGAAACAAATGTTGCGTTTGGATTAGCTCACTTACATGAGAAGGAGCTAGGTTATACTTCTATCGATGAGTTGAAAGAGTACAAAGGAACTTTTGGCTTGGGTATCGAGAGAGACACTAGCTTTGAAATGAACAAGCAAAGTTTACAAGACTTAAATCAGTAGAACAATTCAGCCAGGTTTAGTAGAGATACTGCCTGGCTTTGTTGTATCTATGGTGTTGATCTCCGTGCTTTCACGTTGGCCGCCTGGCTCCTCGTGCGTGCGTATGAGTGCGGGATATAGAGAATGTAAGCTGCTACTCCCTGGTTACTCTCTGGTTTATTGAATAAGTATTGATTGACGCTAAAAGTTAGTAGGTTTCCAACCTACTAGCCAGAGTATTTGCATATAAATAAGGAACAATGCGAGAACATTTGGGGGGGTATACCCCGAAATCCACCCGCATTTTTTAAGTATATATAAGTTGGGAGTTCGACACACACGCTGAGACAGACAGACATAGATAGGAATAAAAGATTATGGTTAAAAAGGCATTTCAAAACCCAAGCGGAGGATTAAACGATGCGGGTAGAAAACACTTTGGAGTAAAAGCTCCAGTAAGCTCTGGCACAAACCCAAGAAGAATTAGTTTTGCAGCAAGGTTCGCTGGAATGGATGGTGCTATGAAAGACGATAAAGGTAATCCAACAAGGAAAGCATTAGCTTTAAAAAAATGGGGATTTAGTTCTGTTACCGCTGCTAAAAATTTTGCAAATAAAAATAAAAAAAGTTAACAGATTATGAATAAGAAAATAAAAGATAAAATGATTACTGCAACAGTTTTCCTGGCTGAAGATACGAATGGCATGGTTATCCATTTGAATGGCTTTGACGACACAAAACACGCAGATCATTTTGTAAAAAAATTAATGAAAAATAGTGGGATTGAGTATCAATCAATTTTAGATCTAACTGAACTACCCACACTACACTAGGAGAGACATGGAAAAAATAGATGAGATAATTAGAAACACAAAACACTTATACAACGAACATAAAAAGATTAGTGCTGCTGTAATTATAATTATTGTTATTGTTATAATTTTATAATGCACATCCAGATCCCTTATACGCCTCGGCCATTACAAGCGAAGCTGCATGAGGATTTGGATAAACATAGATTTGCAGTTCTAAACTGTCATCGGAGATTTGGCAAAACAATACTGGTTATACTTCATTTGATTAGGAAAGCTCTAACCAATGATAAAAAGAACCCCAGGTATTATCTGATCGGGCCAACATTCGTAAGTATAAAAAGGGTTTGTTGGGATTACTTAAAGCAATACGCTGGCTGTATTCCTGGAACGACATTTAACGAAACCGAGTTAAGATGCGACTTCCCCAATGGCGCAAGAATAACATTGATGTCTGGAGAAGATCCAGATCGTATTAGAGGAATTTACGCTGACGGAATTTGTGTCGATGAATGTTCACAGATGAACCCGATACTATGGAACGAAATTTTGCGACCCGCTATCTCTGACAGAAAGGGATTTGCCTATTTTATTTCTACTCCACAAGGAGTGAGTAATATATTTTATGATCTATACCAATACGCTTTGGGGGATCCTAAATGGTTGGCTTATACTGCTAAAGCAAGTGAGACTAAATTAGTCGATCAAGAAGAATTAGACGCTGCTAAAGCTCAGATGGGGGATTCAAAATTTCAACAAGAATTTGAGTGCGATTGGATTGCCAATATAAGTGGCTCGATTTATGGAAACATAATTCAGAAGATTGAAGATAAAAAACAAATAAGTCGTATCGCTTATGATCCAGCTTTCCTAGTGAATACCGCCTGGGATTTGGGATATGGAGACAACACCGCTATAATTTTTTTTCAACAAATTGGAAATCAAATAATGGTTATTGATTATTATGAAAATAATAGAGAAGGGTTACCTCATTATGTTCAGATGATTAAAGACAAAGATTATGTTTATGGCGAACACTATGCGCCACACGACATAGAAACTCACGAATTTAGTAATGGTAAAACGAGACGAGAGATCGCTTACCAATTAGGAATAAGATTTAGGGTACTGCCTAAACTTGGATTAGAAGATGGTATCCACAGTTTAAAAATGGTGTTACCTAAATGTTGGTTTGATGCTGATGCAACAAAACCATTATTAGCTGCGTTAAGACATCATCATCGTAAGTACAATGATAAGATGAGAATTTTTAGTGCAAAACCCGTTAAGGATTTTAGCTCACACGCTTGCGATGCTGCAAGATACATGGCTATATCTTTATCGGAATTACCAAGACAAAAAATGGCTGAACAAAAATTAGCCGAAAACGATTATTCAATACACACGGAGAAATAAATTATGGGTGGAATAGTAAAAAAAATAATAAAACCTTTTGTTAAAATGCCAGCTATGCCAGAAGCACCGCCAGAACCAGAAGCGATGCCAGAAGCACCAGCTTTTGAAGATACAACAAGAGCAGAAGAAGTCGCAGAAAAAAGAGCTTCCATTAGAAGAAATAGAAAAGGTAGAAGCTCAACAATATTAACAACAGCTGATGGTTTAGAAGATGATGAAATCACAACTAAGAAAACTTTATTAGGAGGATAATATGAGTGGATTAAATTCAAGAACTTCAAAGGATACAAGTACAAAAACTAAATTTGGTTACACTAAACCTCCAAGTAAATTAAAATCATTTATACAAGGTGGCGGAGCTTTTGGACACATTTTTAGTGAAACTATTGGAAAAGCTGCTTCAAAAAGTAATTTAAAAAGGAGACAAAAATTTATTTCAAAATACAATACAAATGTTCCTCCTTCAGAAAAAATAAATTTAACTGATGAGAAAATTCTTTCAAAAGATGGTTTATCAGCATTAAAAGGAAAAGGCTATACAACTATATCAGATCGACGTGTTACTGGAGAAAAAGGCAACAATAATAATAACCAATCTATATTAGAAGCATCTGCTCAAGTTTTACCAGTAAACAATGTAACAGCTCCAACTACAGCAGAAATATCACAAGCAACTGCTACAAATGCTGCTGAACCTTCAGCAAGTTATTCATCAGGTGCAACTCTTTTAGCTAATAATAAAAAAGGTAGAAAACAAACTATTTTAAAAACAGCAAGTGGTTTAGGCGATACTAATTTAAACACAACCAAGAAAACATTGGGAGCATAGATGGCAATAACTGCAAAACAACAAGCAACTTTAAAAAAACATAGCGTACATCATTCGAAAAAACATATGAAGGAAATGAAAACAGCCATGAACAAAGGAACAAGTTTTACAAAATCACATAAAATTGCAATGAAAAAGGTGGGAGCATAAATGGCACAAGATCCAAAAGCAAAAATGGTAATAGAGAGATACAATTCTCTTAAAGCTAAAAGAAGTACCTGGGAAGATCATTGGCAAGAACTTGCAGATTATTTTTTACCAAGAAAAGCAAACATAACTGAAAAGCATACACCAGGCGATAAACGTCATCAGCAAATTTTTGATGGTACTGCAACACACGCATTAGAATTATTAGCTTCATCTTTAAATGGAATGTTGACGAATACAATTTCTCCATGGTTTGTTTTAAAATTTAGAAATCAAATGGCAGCTGACGATGATGCTGCTAACGAATGGCTTGAGAGTTGCGCAAAAATTATGCAGCAAGTATTTGCTAGATCTAATTTCCAACAAGAAGTGTTTGAACTTTACCACGAAATGTTATGCTTTGGTACATCCGCTATGTTTATAACAGATGATATGAAAGATGATTTAAGATTTAAAACTTTACACATATCAGAAATATTTATTACTGAAGATAGTAAAGGTATGGTTGATAGTTTAACTAGAAGATTTCATCTTAAAAATAAAAACATACCTTCAATGTATGCAGACGCAGATTTACCCCAAGCTATTTTAACGGATATTGCAAAAGCTCCTTATGATGATGCTGTAATTATTCATTCAGTTTACCCAAATGAGACACCTATGGGTTCTGATAATAATAAAAATATGGATTGGGTATCATGTCATGTTCACGAAAAGACGGGAACACTATTAAGAGAAAGTGGTTTTAAAGAATTTCCTTATGTAGTACCTCGTTATTTAAAATCTTCATCAAACGAAATCTACGGCAGATCTCCAGCTATGAATGCTTTACCAGATACTAAGATGTTAAACACAATGTCTAAGACAACTATCAAAGCAGCTCAAAAACAAATTGATCCACCTTTAATGGTTCCAGATGATGGATTTATTTTACCAATTAGAACTGTGCCTGGCGGATTAAACTTTTATAGATCGGGTACTAGAGAAAGAATTGAACCCTTAAATATTGGTGCAAACAATCCACTTGGTTTAGCAATGGAAGATCAAAGAAGAAAAGCAATTAGAGAAAACTTTTTTGTCGATCAGTTAATGACAGCGCAAGGTTCAAACATGACAGCTACTGAAGTTATGCAAAGAACAGAAGAAAAAATGAGATTGCTTGGCCCCGTGTTAGGTAGATTGCAATCTGAGTTATTACAGCCACTAATTACTAGAGCATTTAATTTATTATTAAAAAATAATAAGCTACCTCCAATCCCAGAAGAAATTGGCGATCAAGATGTAGAAATTGAATATGTATCTCCATTAGCTAAAGCACAAAAAACTCAAGAGCTTTCATCTGTAATGCGTGGAATGGAAATATTTGGTTCATTGCAAAACATAGCTCCCGTTTTTGATTACTTAGATATAGATGGTTTAGTCGATCACATTCAAGAAGTGTTAGGCTTACCCGCAAAAATTATGAGATCAAAAGCTGAAGTACAACAAAAACAACAAGAAAAACAACAACAAGAAATGGAACAGATGCAGTTACAACAAGCACAACAAGTAGCGGAAAGTGCTGGTAAAGTTGCGCCAGCTTTAAAGGTTTTAGGTGGACAGTAAAGAACTTAAACAACTAGAACTTAATTACAAACAAGTTTTTAATTCTCCCGAAGGTAAAAGTGTTTTGGAAGATTTAAAAAAAAGATGCGGATTTTATAGCACTACTCATACAAAAGGAGATAGTCACGAAAGCGCATTTTTAGAAGGCACAAGATCAGCAATCTTGTTTATTAATAATATGCTTACAAAAAAACCCATGGAGGATAAATGAGCAGCGAAACAAACCAGGTAGCAGTTGAGCCTACAAGCCAAGTGTCTGCGGAAACAGAAACAACATCAACAGCACTAACACCAGAAACAGTAGTAACAGATTGGAAAGCAAATCTTTCCGATGAAATAAGAGCTGATAAATCTTTAGAAAATATTAAAGATATAGAAGGTTTAGCAAAATCTTATGTTCATGCACAAAAATTAGTTGGCTCTGATAAAATACCAGTTCCAAATAAATTTGCTACCGAT